GCCACCACTGCCGAAAGCCCAATCCTCTTTGCTGGCAGCCCTTCGGGCGGAGCGTCCGGCAATGGAGAAACCGGTGGGGCCGCTCCTGCCACCGCGGATTCAAGGGCTGATACTACCGGGGAAGTCCCCGCACAGATGGGGGTAAATTCTGACCCGCAGGCAGCTCCACAAACAGACCCTTTTGCCATGCGCCTGCGCGAGCACGAGGCAAACCAGCGCCAGCAGTGGCAGGAACAGGTAAACAAGTGGCGCAAGGAGGCCACGGATGACCCGCAGATAGGAGGGGAAAATCTGCCTGTCAGCGTTGCCCGCGCACAGCTTGCCCTTGACCGCTTCGACGAAAGCAAGCGCATAGGCCAACTGCTGGAGCAGACCGGATACGGCAACAACCCTGATGTGCTGCGCTTTTTTAACCGCCTTGCTGACGCCCTCATGGAGGATGGGCTGGTGCAGGGGCAGTCTGGCGGCTCCATGCCGCCGCTTGAAGAGCGCATGTACGCGGGCTGGAGTTCGCGTAGCGGAAACGTCTGATTCCCGCACCCGCACGTTCGCACGACTCAAACAATTTTTTGCATAACGTAAAAAAACAGATGAGGGTATTATGGCTAATTCCATGGGTTTGGTGGTGTCCCTGGCCGAGATGGAACAGTTCTACCGTGGCGACAAGGCCGGACAGATCATCGAATTGATGAACCAGACCAACGACATCATGGACGACGTGCTCTGGATGGAGGCCAACCAGAGCGATGGTCACCTCACCCGCATCCGCACCGGGCTGCCCGAGGTATACTGGCGCAGGCTCTATCAGGGCACGCCGCCCTCCAAATCGCAGTGGAGCCAGGTCAAGGAAGGCTGCGGCATCCTTGAAGCCATCATGGAACTGGATGTGGAAGAACTGCGCCTTTACGGCAGCCGAGACAAGGCTTTTCGCATGAGCGAGGGCGTCTCGTTTGCCGAAGCCATGCGCCAGAAGGTTGCCACCACGCTCTTTTACGGCAACAGCAATCTGAACCCCGATGAGTTCAACGGCCTTGCCATGCGCTACCCCGCGCAGGACGCCAAAAACGTGCTTGATGCTGGCGGGCGCGATGCAGAGGGATGCACCTCGCTGTGGCTTGTTTCGTGGGGCGCGCAGTCCGTACACGGCATCTACCCCAAGGAAAGCAACGGCGGCCTCTCGCACGAAGACCTCAAGACCTACATGGCCCAGGATCCGGATGGTCGCAAATACCAGGTGGTAGGCGACAAATACAACTGGCGCTGTGGCCTTGCCGTGCGCGACTGGCGCGGCATTGTGCGCATCGCCAACCTGCCCGTGGCCTCGCTGGGCAAACGCAAGGGCCAGGCCGGTTTTGTGGATCTGCAAAAGCTGACCATCGAGGCCAAAAACCTTATGCCCCAGCACCTGCGCCAAAAGGCCGTGTGGTACGCCAACGCCGATATGCTCACCGCCCTTGAATTGCAGAACTCCGATGCGGGCAATGTGCAGTTGCAGTACAGCGAGTTTTTCGACTCCAAGGCCGTTCCCGTATTGCATGGTAGACCTGTACGCCAGTGCGACGCCGTACTTTCCAGCGAAGACGTGGTGGCGTAAACCGCCAAACCCGCCTGAATTGTGGAGGCCCCTTGGTGGGGCTTCCACGCCGCTGCCAGCCTGCGCTTCTGTTTCCTCCACTCCATCCCGCCAAAGGAGTTTACATGGCTATCATTGATCGCAACGCCATTTTTTTTGAAGGCCCCCTCACTGCAAGCGCCACGGGCCAGACTGTCGCCCTCAACGGCTTGAAAATTCCTGGGCGCATGGAACCCATCCCCCTGCGGCTTTCCATCACCGAGGCCTTTACGCCGGACGAAACGCAGAGCCTTACCATCACGATGGAAGAGGCTGACAATGCTGATGGCCCCTGGACCACCGTCCCCGGCGCTTCGGTGACGGTATCCAACACGGCGGAGGCCCCCAACCTTGGGCTTGGCGCGCGCCCCTACCTGCGTTTTTTGCCGCAGGGCGTGCGCAAGGGCTGGCTGCGCCTGAATTTTGCCGTCACGCCGGTTGAGGGCAAAACCGTGACCACAGGGCGCATCTTTGCCGCCCTCACCCGCGAGGAAGACCTGCCCTACGAACCCGCCATCATGGCTGGCTAACCAGACCCTACATATCCAGCCTCCGGCCCCCTGCGGGGTATGCCGGAGGCTTTTTCCCTCCTTTTTCACAGGAGCCGCCATGACCATCAGCCAAATAAGTGTGTGGAATCGCGCTCTGGGCTTTTTGGGTACGCGCAGCGTCGCCTCCGAGCAGGAAAACACGCCAGAGGCCCTGCAATGCCGTCTGTACTGGGATTCCGCCCGGCGGCAGGTGCTACGCGATTTTCCCTGGAGCTTTGCCCAACGAAGAACCTGGATGGCCCTTGTGACGCTGCCCGAGGGCTATGCGCCGGAATTTCGCTTTGCCTACGCCCTGCCGGACGACTGCCTCAAGGTGCATGAGGTGCGGCACGAGGGCATTACGACCCGTCCCTTCTGCCTGGCGCAGAATGCGGCGGGCGATGGCTCGCTGCTGCTCACCGACGCGGCACGCGCCCTGGCCCTCTATACGGAAGATGTGCGCAACAGCCGCCTTTTTGACGATCTTTTTGCCCACATGCTGTCCCGCAAGCTGGCGGCCCTCATAGCCGCCCCCCTGCTGAAAGGGAGCAGCCAAAAGGCCGCCGAGCTGGAGCAACTCTACGCCGCCAGCCTTCCACCGGCCCGCAGCGCTGCCGCATCCGAGCGCAGCGACCGCCCGGTGGAAGACCCCTGGCTTGCCGTGCGCTGACCATCCCCGGCAACAACACCGAAAACAAGCAAGGAGCGCAGCATGACCCTGCCCTACAGCCCAAGCCGCGCCGTATATGAAGGCAACGGCGTAACAACGGCTTTTCCCTTTGCCTTCAAGGTCTGGAGCGCAGACCAGCTCAATGTCAGCGTCACGTCGCCACAAGGGGATATTTCTTCTGCGCAGGGCTGGAGTGCCAGCATCGGCGAGAACGGCGGCACGTTGACCTATCTGCATGAGGGATATCCGTTGCCCGATGGGTGGCGCATTGCCATTGTACGCGACATGCCCTTTGCACAAGGCATAGACCTTGTGTCCGCCTCGCGCTTTGACCCGCAGGTGATCGAGGACGGGCTGGATCAGGCCACCGCAGAGTTGCAGCAGTTGAACGAAAAAATCTCGCGCGCTGTCATACTGCCAGCCACCAGCAAAACCTCGCCGGAAGAAGTCGTAGCGTCCATCTATACCAGCCGGGATGCCGCCGCCCAAAGTGCAACTTCTGCGGCATTTTCCGCCTCCGCCGCAGCGGCAAGCGCCACGCTGGCGGCACAAAATGTAACCAGCGCCACACAGAGCTGCCTTGAGGCCGCCACAGAACAGGCCAATGCGGCGGCAAGCAGCGCGCAAAATGCCCAACAGGCCGCCGATACCGCTGTTCAGGCTGCGCAGGATGCCATGCCGGAAAACATCCTTGACCGCATAACGCAGGCTGAAACAGACAACACACAGCAGAATGCACGGCTGGATGATGCAGAGAGCAGCATCACCGCGATTTCATCAACCCTCATCGGCAGCATCATCACTGTACTGGCAACAAATGATTATGTGCCCAACGGCTGCGTGCCCGCCGATGGGGCGGAATATTCGCGTGAGCAGTTTCAGACCTTCTACGATTTGTACCTCACGGGTGATGCAAAACTGCTTACCTGCACCTACGCGAACTTTGCCGCGCAAGTGGCCCTTACAGGTAACTGCGCAAATTTTGCTGTGGATGCAGACAACCAAGCCTTCAAAGTACCGTTGCTGAAAGACGGCGACAGCATCACGCAGGCTTCAAGCGTTGCTGCAATTGGCAAGAGCGTTAAAGCCGGATTGCCGGATGCCACGGGTATTCTGGCGGTGTACGCACCATCAGCTCCACACGGAGGGATATTCACCACTGGCAGCTCTCAGAGTGTTTTATCCGGCGGCACGCTTATGAGCGGCCCGGCACTGAATACAAAATTATCCTCAAGCAATCCGATATACGGCAACTCCAACACAGTTACGGACGAACAAATTCGTCTGCGGCATTTTGTTGTTATCGCCAGCGCGCAAAACAACGCCAGCGTGTTTGACTGGTCTAACTATATGGTTGCGCTGGCTGGAAAGCTGAATACGGACTTTAGCAACAAACCAAGCAACATCGCATATGTTATAGAATCGTGGCGCAGTGGCTATAACTGGTACAGAAAATGGAGTGATGGATACATAGAACAGGGCGGTCGCATTGCTGACCAGGGAAGTACCGTGTACACAATTACGTTTAACACCGCATTTGCGGAAACAAACTATGACGCTTCAATCGAATTTTTAACGCAAGCAACAGGGACCTATAACGACTATGTGGGATGGGCAAAAACCATAAATAGAACCGTTTCTTCATTCCAATGCACAGGCAAAACAAGCAGCAGCAACAATGCAGCCATACAGTGGCGCGCCCGCGGTTATTAGGAGGAAATATGTACGCGATAGGTCAGACATTTGATGGAACATACCCTCCAGAAGCCGCGCAGTGGTGCAACGATAATGGGGCAATGATCGTCACTGTTGATGGTAGATATGTAATTCAGGCTACTCTTGCCCCCACGCAAACGCAGTTATACGCATCACTCCGCATCATTCGTGATGTGCGGCTTGCCTGCTCCGATAAAATGCTGCTGAGCGACTACCCCATCAGTGAGGACAACCTTGCAGAGGTAAAGGTGTACCGCACAGCCCTGCGCGACCTGCCAGACCAGGAAGGAGCGCCCTGGGATGGCGGCGGTGAGGCAACCCCTTGGCCTGAATCCCCTGACTGTATGCAAGCGGAACAACCATGCGCATAGCCCTGCAAAACTTTACCGGGGGCGAGATTTCGCCCACGCTTTCAGCCCGTTATGACCTTTCGCGCTACCGCAACTGCGTGTCTTGCATGGAAAACATGCTTCCCGGTCTGCATGGCGATGTGGCGAGACGGCCCGGCACCCGCTATCTGGCTGATCTTGGGGAATATTCTGTGCTGCTCCCCTTTTGCTTTAGCGCCCAGCCAGACCAAAATTTCCTTCTGGTTTTTGGCGAAAAAACCCTGCGCGTTGCAACGGTTGATGGTTTAACCTCCGCGTCCGCCATGGCTACCCCTTATGCGGCGGAAGACCTGCTTTCGCTCTGCCATGCCCAGGTGGGCGACGTGGTGTATCTGGCACATCAGAATTACCCTCTATACAAAGTCGTGCGACGCAATGACGATGACGGTGCCTACGCCTGGAGCATTGAAGAGGTGG